TTTGAGATGAGGTTGTATAGTGATAGTGAGTATACGAATGTATATGATACTTCTGAAACTAAAACAACATTTGAAGTAACCTCCTCAGGCCAACCTGGTATTGATGTAGATGCAAACTTAACTTTGTTGGTATCTGATGAAGTTCCAACAAATCTATGGTATAAGTTTGTTCCTATCAACAATGATATTATTACAGATGAAAAGAAACAGATCTTTATTGATACTGATGTAAATTCACATCAGGAGATTAGTGTAGAAAAAACCAAGTATGATGGTGTTCATACACTGAGTGGTATTGGAACAACTACCTTTAGTTATAATATTTCACAAGAACCTGATGTTGCAACATATAATGTTGAGAATTCAGATACAACATACGAAACAACATCATCCACAGCTCTGGGATCAATTAGTCGTATCCTGATGTTGGACAATGGATCCAATTATGATATTATTCCCGGTATTAATACAGTAACCACAACACATGGTACTGGTGCTATTCTGAAACCACAGAGTACTAATATTGGTAAGATTCAAAAAGTCACTTTCAACGCTAATAATATTGGATTTGATTATCCTACTGATGAAACTCTAAGACCTATTGCTAACCCACCTGAGATTCTTGAATTGGAATCTCTGACTTCCTTTGATTCTATTGGTATTAGTTCTGGTGGTAGAAACTACTTACAGGCACCTAACCTGGTTGTTCTTGATGGTTATACAAGAGATGTTGTTGAAGGACTAGACCTCTTCTATCATCTTGGTGATACTGAGGTTACTATTCTCCAGAATACAACTGGAATGTATAATGTAACACCGGAAATCATTCCTGTCAATAACACAAACGGTGTTGGTATTGTGTCTCTCACATATACCTCATCAACTAAGACTGTCAGACTTTATCTGAACAGTACATTTAGTGACGCAAGTGCATTCCCATACAATGTTGGTAGTCAGATTTTTGTTGAGAACTTGAATGTAGGTATCAATAGTATAGGTAAAGGATATAACTCTGAAAACTATAGTTACCAGTTCTTTACTGTAACTTCTTCAGATTCCAATCTTGGTGGTGGTCCTGGTGCATATGTTGATTACAGTCTTAAGGAATATCTGAGTGATAGTGATGTCCCTGGTAATGTAGACCTACAAAATTCAGCTGGTAGAGTTATTGCAGTTGATCACTTCCCAATCTTTAATCCAGTTCTGACCAAGAACATGTTCTTTGAGAATGAAGTGATTCTTTATAAAGGAAAACAGACTGGTAGAGTTGAATCCTGGAATAAAATCACTGAAACTCTTAAGGTAGATACTCCTAAAGAGTATGAAGTTGGAGAAATCGTAAGAGGTTTATCTTCTGATACTCAAGGTGTTATTCAAACTAAAGTTGATTTCGATGCTGAAATCACTACAGGTGCTGGTGCAACTGTAACTTATGGTTGGCAGAAGAACACAGGTTTCTTGAATGATTCTCTACAAAGAATCCCCAATAATGAGTACTATCAAACATTCTCATACTCTATCAAATCTAGAGTTTCTTACGATACCTGGGAAGATCCCGTATCTTCACTGAACCACATTTCTGGATATAAAGAGTTCTCAGATCTTCAGGTTATTAGTGTTGAGGATCAACCTCTCGCTATTTTACAATCTTTTGATTCCAATGTAGAAACTACTACTGATATTGTTGGTAGAGCAAGTCTTCACTGTTTCTATGATTTTGATTATGTAACTGAAAACCACTTTGATGTAAACGGTGTTCTAAGTTCTGATGAGATCTTCTTTGAGAATCGTATCCTCTCTGATTACTTCCAATCAGTTGGTAATAGAGTTCTTGATATTGATGATTTCTCTAGTGAGTTCTTTAGTAATGAGAGACCTACCAAGTATAGTAGTATTGATGGATTTGAACCCAATGATATCTACAACAAGATATTCACACTTGTAAGAGACAGAATCTTTACTGATGAGAGACAACTTTCTGTTGTATCTGTTCTTCAGAATAGATTTGCTGGTTTCATGCAAGAGTATGCAACCATGGAAACATATCCAGAACTTGGATATTTTGATTATATTGTTTCTGCAGAAGGATGGAATCTTCAGTTCTATCCTGTGAAGTTTGCTGATAACATCTATGATACATCTAGTGTTTCTATCAGTATCAAGGATAATATAACCTCTATTGGTAATACTACACTGGGTGGAAGTGTTAATGTGTTCTCTAGTAGAACTACTGTTCCTGATGGAGTAACTACTCAAATTGTGGATACTACGGCAGCAAACTTCAGATCGATGAAGGTTCTTGTTCTTGAGGAGAATACTAATGGTGAATATGCATCTAATGAAATTAATCTAATCCATGATGGAACAGATGTTCACATGTTGGAATACGCTCAGATGCAAACTGACGTAACTCAGTATTCATCCACAGCAGGATTTGGTACTTTTGGATCTAGAATATCTGGTAGTGACTTTATTCTTGAGTACACACCAAATGTTGGTTCTGCTGTTACAACTAATTGTTCTATTGTATCAATATCTGATACTGCAACTGGTATCTCTACTATTGCACTCCAAGAATCCAGAATCAACTCTGGATTTAAGAATATTCCATCTTCTGGATCACCAACAGCTAATACAATCCTCCAATTTGAGGAACCATATGAAACTGGTTACTACGTTGTATCTGTTAAGGATACAACCAACTCTCAGTATGAGATGTTTGAAGTTTGTGTTATCTCTTCTGAATCAAATCAAGGATTTGTGGAGTTTGGTAATGTAATCACTGGTGGAAGTATTGGTCAGATTGGATTTACATCAACTGGTAAGTATAGAAATCTAACTTACACACCTAACGCAAATGCGGATGTTCAAGTTAGAACCTTTGGTATTGAACAGAAGATTTATGATGATAATCTTGATGCAACTAACTTGGATCTTAATAATACAATTATCCAATCAGGCACAGGTTCTTATAGTGGAACTAAACTTGATCTCAGAACTGCATTTGGTCTGAAACATGATGGTCTTCCAATCTTCCAAAGACAATTTGATGGTAATACCGCAACAACATTTGATTTCGATAACAACACCTTATTCCTCAAAGAACACTTCTTTGTTACTGGTGAGAATGTTACTTATTCTTATGATGGCACACTCACAGAACAGGCTATTGGAATTGCACCTACTAATATAACTGGTATTGGTGTTACTAATAAACTTCCTACAGATTTGTTTGTTGTTAAGGTTGGTGATGGTAGTGTTAGATTTGCAGAAAGTGCAGAAAAGGCTCTGAGAACAAATCCAGAGGTATTTGAATTCACTTCAGTTGGTATTGGAACCTCTCACAATATCACAGCTAAGAAACAGAACGCTAAGGCTCTGATCGCTATTGATAATATGATTCAGGCACCTTTGGCTGAAACTCAAGTTACCACAACTCTTGGTGGTAATATTGTATTTGATTCAGTATTCCCAACTTCTGGTATCACATCTATCGCTTCAGCTGATCTGATTAAGATTGGTGATGAGGTGATGCGTATTATATCTGTTGGTGTTGGTGGAGCTGGAAATCTGGTTGTCCAGAGAGGACAACTTGGAACAGCATTAGAACCCCACAATAGTGGATCTACCATTACCAAAATGACCGGAACATACAATATTGTTGGTAGTACAATCAACTTTATTTCTCCACCATATGGTGCTATCCCACTCTCTACTACATCATCTGCACCTTCTGAAAGAGATTACACTGGTTTAACTACACATTCTACTTTCCAAGGTAGAACCTTTATGAGAACCGCTCCTCTCAATACTGATAGAGAGACATACTTTGCTAACCATGTATTTGATGATGTATCAAATAACTTTACTGGTATTAGGAGTGAGTTTAGACTCACTAGTGGAGGACAGAATATCACAGGTTTCTCAACAGATAACGCTATTGTTCTTATTAACAATATCTTCCAGGAACCACAAGGTGTTCAGGCAGATCAAGGATCATATGATCTTTCTGAAACTGCTTCTGGTATTTCTTCAATCAGATTTGAAGAAACTGGAGCAGCTTATGGTTATGATCCAAACAGAACTAACCTACCAGTTGGTGGTTTCATTGTTTCTATTGGATCCACAGAAGGTGGTGGATATCAACCTCTGATTAGGGCTGGTGGTACAGTCAACGTATCGGCAGGTGGATCGATTACGGCTGTCAATATTGGTAACTCTGGTTCTGGTTATAGAACTGGTATTGGAACAATCTTTGTTGGTGTTCAAACCTTTAGTCTTGGAACTCCCAATGTAACGATTATTGGTGAGGCTACTATATCTAATGGTAGTGTAACTGGTGTTACGATTACTAACCCTGGATCTGGTTATACCTCAACTAACTTACCTGAACTTGTAATTGATGATCCTGCATCCTATACAAATATTCCTCTGATCTATAGTGGAAGTTCTGTACAGGGTATTGGCCAATCTGCAACCATTGATATTCAAGTTGGAGCTGGTGGTAGTGTTATTGATTATCAACTGAAACAGGAAGGTTTCGCTTATGGTAATGGTGAGATTCTAACTGTTCCTGTTGGTGGAGCAACTGGTATTCCTACAAGTGGAACATTCAGTGAGTTCCAGATTAGTATCAATGAAATCTATCAGGATGATTTCAATGGATTCTCTATTGGTGTTCTTCAGGTTCTTGACAACTTCGATTCACAGTTTGATGGTAAAAACAAATCATTCAGACTGTCAGTCAATGATGTTGCACTTTCGATTCAATCAGCAGCTGGATCACCTATTGAAGTTGATAAAACTCTCTTGATCTTTATCAATGACATTCTCCAACAACCAGAAGTTGCATATAACTTCACTGGCGGTGGTACTGTTCAGTTTGTTGAACCACCAGAACCTGGTGATAGTTCAAAGGTACTATTCTATAAGGGTAGTGGGGATGTTGATGTTGTATTCACTGATATTCTGGAAACAGTTAAGGTTGGTGATACTTTAGATATCAACAACGACCCAGAACGGGGACAGGGTACCGCACTAGATGAGGATCCAAGAACTGTTGTTGGTATTAACACTATTGATAGTGTTCAAACTACTACCTACAGTGGTCCTGGTGTTACTGATGATACAACTCTCAGTAGACCTGTAACATGGTGTAAACAACAGATCGATAAGATCATTGATGGACAAGAAATTGGTAAAGATAGAGTCGAATACGAACCTCTCATCTATCCTTCTTCTTACCTGATTCAACCTGTTGGTCTTGGTTCTACTTTCGCATATGTTGATAATGTAAGACCTCTCTTTGATACTGTTACTGAATCTGGTGATAGAGATTTCCAGAATAAGATTAAGATTTTGTCTCAAGATCCTGTCGTAGGTGCAAAAGCTGAAGTGGGTCAAATTGTATCTCTGGGTACTATTACTGATATCAAGGTAACAAATCCTGGAGTAGGTTACACACAGGCTCCTGATGTGAGTATCGCCTCTCCTGTAAATGGATCTAAAGCTACGGCTACGGCAACACTAAGTGGTGATACTATTAATAGTATCACTATTACTGATGGTGGCACAGGATATAGATCAGATAATCTACCTATTATTATGATTGGTGAACCAACTCTCACAAGAGAGGAAATCGAAGTTAATAGTTACACAGGTGATTATGGAAACATTGTTGGTTTGGGAGCTACTTCTACTGGTTCTCAAGAACAACTTTACTTTGATCTCTACATTCCAGTTCAATCATTCATGAGAGACGCTGAGTATGTTGGAACAAGTGTTACTATTAGTTCTATCTCAACTAATGATTACCTAACTATCTTTAATACGAATGTTTCTATCGCTGATACATTCGCCTCACAGGATAGTTCAGGATCTACTATTGGTATTGGAACTACTTCTGTTGATAACGTGTATCAGGTTATCTCCTCACAAAGAAGAGATGAAAATGTTACTGGTGTAGGTGTAACGGCTATTCAAAGAATTACCGTTAATGTTGATAAACCCGGAACATTCGGTTTTGAATCTCAATATGAGATGGGCAACTACAGTTGGGGTAAGATTCAATTCGGTGGCAGAACCACACCACTCTCTTTCAACTTCTACGGAAATGATGGAGTTAGTGGAATCTCTACTGGTGGATTAGTTTCTAGATTTGAACCTCTTAAGTATAGAGATTATACAGCATAAACCACTATAAATAACAAAAAGTCCTTCCAAAATGGCTGCAATAATTACTGATCAACTTCGTATCTTAAATGCGAAGAATTTTGTGGCTGGTGTTCAGACCAGCTCTAATTCTTACTATGCATTTATTGGACTTCCTAATCCAGAAGATTATCAATCTGATTGGGATACGAGTCCTCCTTCGCCTAAAGATAGTTTAGATCAATCTAACGATTATTGGGATACGATGTTGGCGATGAAGAAGATTAACTCTTCTGATATCAGTCAGGTTGTGAGGAAGGTTCAATGGTCTTCAGGTATCACCTATGATATGTGGAGAAACGATATTACTCGTAACAACCCATCACAACCTTCCGGTTCATTTGATGTATATACAGCAAACTACTATATTATGAACTCTGACTTCAGAGTTTATATCTGTTTGTATAATAACGCCACTCCTGAGAACAACTTCCAGGGTGGACCTTCATTGGATGAGCCAACATTCACCGATCTGGAACCTAGGGAGGCAGGTAACAGTGGTT